GTAAGTGCTAGCGTCCTTGGCGGCATCCCCGGTCTGCCTATGCCTCCCGGCAACATAGACGTAGGCACAGTCAGGGACTTAGAAGATAAAGTAAAAGAAATAGGCGGTACTATAGGAGACATCTTTAATGCTCCTCAGGGTGACGCAGACGACGAGGGTTTTATCCAGAGAGCTAAAGATTGGGTACTGGGTAAAATAGACGACATTTTTGGCGGTATAGACGACGTAACGCCGGGACAGATTACTGATTGGATTACAGGTGTACTAGGAACAACTATATCCGGTGTTATCTTAAAGGAAATTGAAGGCCAGAAAAACTCTGTTATAGATAAGATTAATGAGATAACGGGTCTTCCTATAGCTCCAACGGATGACGAAAACTGCAAAGAAATAGAGTACTTTGAAGCACACAAAGAAAAATGTACTGCTTTGGGTTATGTTGACTGTGACACTTTAACAGAAGAAGACGGAACGGAGTTAACGGGAGGTATTCAAAAAGGACAGCAAAACTGTTCTGAAGTTGTTGACCCAACTGACAGCACAGTAGGCTGTAAGCAGGGTACTGAAGATGCGGATGGAAATTGTATTTGTCCAAACGGAGAGCCAGAAGACGAAGACGGTAATTGTGGAGATGATTCTTCAGTTACATCAGAAGAAATATGCAAAGCAAAGGGATTAACCCACAATCCTAATGACCCTACCGCAGATTCTGATGGTTGTGTTTCTACTGATGTTTCTGATCCAGCGTGTGATGACCCTAACGCTCAAAACTACGGTGAAATTGGGGACTGTGGAGAGTGTAAGGCAAACTTTAAAAAAGACCCAAACACAGGTAAGTGCGTACCTGACGAAACAACAGGGACTGACTGTAGTACTATAACTTCAGATAATGCAGACGAGTGCGGAAAGACTGACTGTGGCGATGGCGTGTTTGTTGACAAAGGTCAGCCGTGTCCTAGCGGCACGGGTTGTCCCGAAGGGCAAAAAAAGTTTGACGGTGAAAACTGTGAGGACCCTTGTCCCAATAATCCAAACATAGCCGCAAGCAGTCCCGATTGTCAATCTACTACAGGCTGTAAACCAAAAGGAGAAGTACTGGAGTCGGGCTGTGACGGAACTACGTTTTTCATTCGTTTTGCAGACGGTGAGTGTGGTGAAATCTATGACTCTATTCCGGGCTACGCTGGCTGTGGCGGTGGTGGTTACCAGTGTGACGATCCTAACGCTACTGTAAGAGAAGACGGTAGCTGTGGCCCGTGTAAAGCTGGGTACGTGTACGATGGCGCTGTAGAAAAATGTGTACAAGATTCGGTAACTAACCCGTGTGATGATCCAGCGTATGCGGCGGCTAATAAAGACAAGTGTGGCGGCACTACTGACTGTAACGACTGTACTTGCGCTGAGTACGCGGCGGCTAACCCAGACGAGTGTGGTACAGCCCCTCCTCCAGAACCTCCTAGTGGTGGCGGTGGAGGCGGCGGTGGCGGCGCTGGTGGTATGTTTTCCGTAGACGCTGGTTTTGAGTTAAGCGGTGACCCTACGCTTTTGCCTAAAATGCAATTTCCTATAGAAAACTTTTTGCAACAATACGTAGAAGGAATGGGCGACCAAAATACTAGCATAACTAGCTTGTTTGAGGGCTTAGTATGACATATTTAGATTTAGTAAACAACGTACTGAGGCGTCTCAGAGAAGATACAGTAACGACTGTTAGTGCCAACACGTACAGTGCTATGGTTGGTGACTTTATTAACGACGCAAAACAACTCGTGGAAAACGCTTGGGATTGGTCTAATCTTAGGTCTACTCTGACGATTACCACGGCGGCTGACGACTACACGTACTCACTCACAGGTTACCAAGACCAAGGCAAGATCCTAAACATTATCAACGATACCTCTAACCTCGTGATGGAGTACAGACCACAGACTTGGTTTGACGATAAGTTCTTGGTACAAACGCCTACCTCTGGTAAGCCAGAGTACTACACGTTTAGTGGATTAGACGGCTCTGGTGACGCACAGATTGATGTGTACCCTAAGCCTGACGGTGTTTACTCTATTAAAGTCAAAAGCGTCATCAGGAACGTAGCCTTGAGTTCTGACTCTGACACACTGGCTATTCCTAGTCAGCCTGTAATTCACATGGCGGTAGCTCTGTTGGCTCGTGAACGTGGGGAGACAGGCGGTACGTCAACACCAGAGTACTTTGCTATTGCTGACAAGTACTTGTCTGACGCTATCGCTCTGGACGCACAGAAGCACCCTGAAGAAACTATTTGGTACACACCGTAGGGAGACGCTAGATGGCCCAGCCACTACAAAGCATTAACTTAGTTGCTCCTGCGTTTAAAGGGATCAACACAGAGGATTCTCCGCTTGCACAGGATACGTCTTTTGCGGAGATTGCGGATAACGCTATTATTGACAGACGAGGACGATTAGCTTCACGTAAGGGCAACGCTGTTGTAACTTCAGACAAGACTGTGTTGGGTACTGACTACCTCTCTAACATCCACGAGTTTTACGACGGTGCTGGTAACGAGGTAATCTTTAGCACTGGCAACAACAAGATTATGACAGGTACGACTACACTGGTTGACGCTACGCCGGGATCGTACACGATTACAGCTAACGACTGGAAGATATTTAACTTTAACGATCACGCTTACTTCTTCCAACGTGGCTACGAGCCTCTCGTGTACAGCAACAGTTTAGGTGCAGTTACTAAGATGTCCAGTGTTGCTGGTGCGTCTGTAACTTCTGCACAGTACGCTAACGAAGCTATAGGCGCTTACGGTCGTGTGTGGTGCGTAGGTAACGCTACTAATGACAACACAATCTACTGGTCTGACTTGTTAATAGGACACGATTTCTCTGGTGGATCTAGCGGATCTATTGATGTGTCTAAGGCGTGGCCTAACGGGTTTGACAAGGTTGTAGCTATAGCGGCACACAACGGACTGCTAGTGGTGTTTGGTGAAAACAATACGCTGGTGTACGGTGGTGCAGAGAGTCCAGCAAACATGGCTATACAGGACACCATTCCCGGTGTTGGCTGTGTAGACAGAAAGAGTGTACAGAGTATAGGAACAGACTTGCTGTTTCTTTCACCTACAGGTCTTAGGAGCTTGGGACGATCTATTCAAGAGAAGTCCTTGCCTATTACCGACTTGAGTAGAAACATCAAGCAGGAACTAATTGCTAACACGCTAGGTAAAACAGAGTCTGTTAGCACAGTGTACAGTCCTGAGAACTACTTCTATCTTCTGTGCTTTCCTGATCTCAACCTCGTGTACTGTTTTGATGTACGGGGCACACTGGAAAACGGTGCGTACAGGGTAACACGATGGCCTAGTGTGGATTTCAAGTGTTTCCACAGGGACAGAAACGGTGACATATACATAGGAACAACAGCGGGTGTAGGAACGTACAACAACTACTTTGACAACGGTAGTGTTTATCGTTTCCGTTACTACAGTCCCGGCTTGAGCTTTGGTGATCCATCACGTATTAAGATGCTGAAGAAGATTAGACCTACAATTATTGGTGGCAACAACGCAGACATATTTCTCAAGTGGTCTTACGACTTTTCAACAGCAACCAGCACTAGCACGTTTAGAACTAGCAGTGCTACGCCCGGATTCTACGGACAGTCTGAGTACAACGTAGCAGAGTTTTCAGAAGAAGGTACAATTATTAGCCGTTCTTCTATTAATACGACAGGCTACGGCTCAGTAATTAGCGTTGGTCTTGAGACAGACATCAACGGTTACGCACTGTCTATACAGGAAATGAATGTACTAGCACTGATAGGTAAAACGCTATGATGATGAATTATAATAAGAAAAGAGGTACTTACTAATGGGCTTTTTAAGCGATATTGTTGAAGGGCTTGTTCCCAGTACTATTGAAAATATTTTTAAAGAAGATATTCCTGAATTACCTACTCCTGATATTGCGTTTAAACCGTTTACCGTCAGCGGTCCTACAGGTAGAATACAAACTACTCAAGCAGGAGGAACTCAGTATACCCTAGGCGGTACTGGTCAACAGCTTCAGAGTGCTCTGGAAACTCAGGCACTCTCTAGGTTTGGTGCTACTCCTACTGGCGCTGGACAACTGGGAACTGCCGGTCAACAGTTGTTGGGCATAGGTCAACAACAGTTAGGCGTATCTCCGTTTGGCCTCGCTGGTCAACAACAGGCGGCACAACAGGCGTTTGGCTTAGGTGGGCAGTTCATGGGTCAAGCCGGTATGCCTATGGGTGCTAGAGAACAAGAAGTGTACGACAGAATTAGGGCTACACAGCTTGGTGAAGAAGAGCGACAACGGCTTGCTCTAGAAGAACGTTTGTTTGCCCAAGGCAGAGGTGGTGTACGCACTGCTATGTTTGGGGGTACGCCAGAACAACTAGCGATGGCTCAAGCACAAGAGCAAGCACAAAACCAAGCGGCACTGATGGCGATGCAACAGGCACAAGCGGAACAACAGCAACAGGCGGCGCTAGGCGCTCAGTTTGCTGGCCTAGGTTCTGGCCTAGCTACACAGAGACAAGCTCTAGATGCCGCACAACAAGCTAGGGCTATGCAAGCACTACAGGGCGGCATGGGCTTGATGGCAGGAGGTCTTGGGTTAGAAGAGGCACAGCAAGGGCTTGGCTTGAGTGCGCTTCAGGGTGCTTACATACCACAGGCGGCTATGCTCTCTGCGTTCTCTCCTGCTCTCAACGTTGCGTCTATGGCTGACGTTGCACGTAGGCAGATGGGTGAGTACGAGCTAGAAGCGGCAATGGCTAAACTACAAGCTGAAATGGGCCAAAAAACAGGACTTGCTAGTTTGTACGGTAACGTGTACGGTGGTTTGCTGGGTGGTTTAGGAACTATACTAGGTGCTGAAGAGCCTTGGTGGAAGTTCTGGGATTAAAGGACAGAGGATAATATAATGGCTTATAACGTAGGTGGAATGTTAGCTTCAGCAGGGCAAAACATCGGACAGTCTATTGGCGGTGGAATCT